GGCTCCTTCTGCCCACGCTGCATTACATACTCTGCCAGCATCGTATCGTACACAGGGCCATCGTATTTGAACCCACTCTCCCACAGCCACAGCAAGTCGTGTGCTGCGTTGTGGCAGATAAGCACAGCGGCTTCATCCAGCATCATCTGCACACGCTCGTAGTAGTCGTCCTGATTGGGACGGTCAGCGTGGTCAAATGGAAACGTCAGGCACTGGCCTTGGTCTGTGAGCATACCCACCATGACCAGCGTATTATCTGGCTCAAATGGGTCAAGGTGCATCTTACCATCACGCTTGGTAACGGTGTTCTCTACGTCAAGTGTTAGCTTCATGCTGTATACCTCGCTGTCTTGTATTCAAGTTCGCAGTGTATACTTCCATGCCATCCTGTCAACTTATTCTTGACAACATTCAGATGACGCTGGGTATCCTCTTCATCCTGACCCTCAACAGGTGGGTTCTTAGCAATCAGAATCATCAGGTCAGCCTCTGCTGCCTTGCCTGTCCGACTGCCTTCCATCATGCTCTGATTGAGTAGTACCTTGCCCTCTGCCTCTGCAGATAGCTGGGACATATAGAAAATGGCACAGCCATACTCTTTGGCAATCATACGAGCATGAACAGCATTAGCCTTAAGTGCTTCATCAGTACGGGCAAAACCACCTGTCTTGGCAAACTTATCACCCATGTCCAGCAACACGATGTCAGGCTTGTACGACTTACATACAGATTCAACCCATGCCATATCACGGCCAGTAGCATCCTTAATCTTGATGCGTTCCTTAACAGGTGCATACAGGTCACGTGCCGCACTAGGATTGTTCTTTATCTCCTGCATGGTCATCCCGGTAGCCGCCGTAAGATATCGCGCACCCACCCGGTGGTATCCTTCTTCATTACACAGAACAATGCAGTTAGCCCCCTGTGCTGCAAATCCACCGGGAGCAGCAATCAGACTGGCATGGAAGGATGTCTTACCTGTGTTTGGCCGTGCGCCCACTTCAATCAGGTGACCATCGTTCACACCATCCACCTTGCGTGTTAGGCTGGATATATTGAAGGACCACCGTGCCTCAAGGTCAGCCTTGGACATCAGTGTGTCCATGTCGATGTCATCCCACTCAATGTTAAGATTAGGAGTGAAGTCATCTCCATATTGCTCAAGCAAATGCCGTAAAGGCTCAAGGCTACTCTTGCTACCGGACACGTAGTCTACACCAAGACTAGCGATGTCCTCGCCAATCACACGCTGAAATAGCTTGGACAAAACGTCCTGTGCAATGTCAGCACCCATAGGTGGCTCACGCTTTATCTTATCAAATAGGGCGTCAAACCCCTGTTTAGTGGCTGTAGTCATGGTTGGATTATCAGCCATGAACAATGCCTGTACTTCATCGGGTGTTATGTCACGTGAGTAACGCTCCATAGCCCGGTCAAGTGACTGTTTAATTTTACGAGAATCCCTGCTAAACAAGCGGTCAGGACAACGCGCACCACGGTGGTCATTGTAAAACTCCTTGTTCATCAAGGAACGTATCAGTGATAGTTCCATATTATTCTCCTACGTTGGTCAACTTGTCAAAGTCTTCTGGGTTTCGATATTTTAAATCGTCTGTCAGTTTCACTACGCGAACATCATCAACATATGACTGCAGTTCTCTGGCAAACTCAATTGATTTCATCAATGCATCGGGGTCAAGTGCAATGATTGCTGTTGAGAACTGTGTGAGATACCTTTTGTGTTCGTCAAGCAGTGATGTTCCCAACACAGCGACCCCAACGTAGTCATCACCACCTACAACGGCGGCACTCACACAGTCCTCAACAACGACAGCAGTTTTACCACAACCATGAACATATGGCAAGCTGCTTTTTCCATACCGCTTCCACTTTATGGGCGACTTGTCCAATGCACGACCTGTAGCATCCACTATCTGACCATCGTGCCTTATTGGAAACACGACACGACTGTCCTTGACATCATACATAAGACCTAATTCCTGTGCGTCAAGACCATAGAGTTCACTTGCCCACTCCAATACAGCCCACGGCGGGGTGACAATATACTCAGGTAAGTCAAATTGCACAGTCTTATCCTCACTCTCGTAACCAAGAAGCACCGTTTTGATGTCATCAATAGACATGCTAACTTGTTTTGCACCCTTGACATTGCAGGACGCACGGAAACAATTCCATTTTAGTGTACCCATTTCATTACTGACAGTGAATGTGCGTTGCCCACAAGATGGGCATTCAGTGCGAACTGTCGTTCCAACTGCTACGTCCATATCACTTATAATGTTATATATATTATTCATGTATATACACTTTCTTTGCGGCATTTGTAATGCTTGTACCACGCTTGTTTCGTTCAGTCAATGCATATTCTGCACTTGCCAGTGTATTTTTCATGTATGGCTTTACTGACTGTGGATTAGCATGTCCCGTTACCGACATGATTTGTGCAATACCGACACCAGCCTCAACCATCTCTGTAGTGCCTGTACGACGGAGGTCAGCTATTCGTAACTCTTCAGGAAGCCCAGCAAGGCCCATAACCTCTCTGGCGTACCTTGATAGCCTTTGCATAGTGAAAGGGCTGTATACGGCGTTCCTAGGGCGAGGATAGGGTGCTACATATTCTTGGAACCCAAAGTCCTCCTTCTGCTGCTCTAACATAGATGCCATAGCGTCACTAATAGGTAGATGAACTGTGGCACCCCGTTTGGACTGTTCCAAATTTAGAACGCAATTGTCCAAATCAACACAATCAAACTTTAGTGTACGCATATCGCCTATACGCTGACACCATTCATACGCCATCTGTGCAATCAAACCGACACTGCGATATTTATAATCAGAGTAGGCTGCATCCAGAAACGCAGTAATCTGTTCCTGTGTCCACACAACCTTACGCGGCTTGACCGTCTTACGCTTGAATGTACCAAACGGATTCATATTTGTATGACCCATTTCCATGCCAAAAGAATACAGCTTACGAGCCACTGCACAAATGTGATTAGCCATATAAACACCCCGGTCTAGCCATTCTTCATAGGCCATACGTGCTTGTGGCCCTGTGAGACTTTTTGACGCATACTCTTGAATCTGCTTGTCGTCCACTTTTGTGGTGAGCAGCACGTTCATAAAGTATTTATAATCTACTTTAGATTTGTCAGATAAGGTATTGTAATCATTAGATATAAAGTATTTATCTGACATATCTTTGACTGTCATTGTTGGCATGATTTTACTCCTTTCCATGTGTCGGCCATCCCCCCATGACCGTAGATAAAAAAATAGGAGAGCAGCCGAAGCCACTCTCCATGTTACATTATGCCGCAGCAGCTTCCATGCGCTTGAATGCTGGGTCATCAATCCAACGTGCAACGTCATGCTCACGCTTGTACATATTTTCAGCATCGTTGTCATTAGCTGTATTGCGAAGCTGGAATCCGTTGCGTTCATCTGCATAGGTTGCGTAGTTTGTGAACGCACTGTACAAGGCCCAGAGATTGCGGCCACGGGTGTTGGCTTCCTGACTGTACAGGCTGAACATCTTTTCGGCCATGCGGTCAGATTTTGTGATGGACTCAAGAATAGTCTTGACATCGAACTGACCAATGTCTGTTTCAGCCCAACGCTGGAACTTTTTTGTGTCCTGTTCAAAGTCATCTTTGTGGTCATGCAACTTGTCACCAAAGGTGGTCAGGTCAAAGCCGCTGGTATTCTTACGGCGCACTTTGTCATGCTGGCCAATGATGATGCCGTTGGTGCAGAAAAAGTCGATTGCACCAAAGAACACAAGATTAGAGCAGGAACCATCTACGCCATGCAGAGCGATGAATCGCCGTGCAACCTTACTGGAATGCTTAGACGTTGTGACATCAGCCGATACATTGGGCAGGTTGATATCCATCTTTGCCCATGCGTTGTTGCGGCAGGATGACCAGTTAACCTTGGCATCAAGCAATTCATACTGTGACAGGTTTTTCATCATAACTTCCTGCACCTTGGTGAAAAACTTAGTATGTGATGTACAGGTAAAACCGTTACCTACGATGCCCAGATATTCATCTGTGCTACCATTGACGACATATTTTTTGCCATCAAACTTAGTGTCCTCATACTGAACGTCAAAATCCAGATTCTCTGGAATCTCAGCAATAAGGTTATCTGTAAAATCGAGAGGCATAATGTTTCTCCTTTCACTTGCCAACTGATACTTAGTTATATGGCTACTCAAAACAATAAGTCAATAGCCAATATTACGAATAGCATGGTAAATCCAATGATAATATCCATGTGCTATTCCCTAGTCTTCATCCTCCTCTTCTTCTTCAATCCACTTGTAATCTGCCCACCAGCTTCTCTGGCCTTGCTTATTAGTAGGCTGAACCAGTCCAAAACGATTACCCAGAAAACTGTCAGCACCATCCAAAGTGCGAATAATACTGTAGTCAATATCACACTTCTCGTCTGTAACCCTGTTGAAATCTTTGAGGGCATTAATGATGGTGCGAAGCTGCTCTAGCTGCCACTCTTCAAGTTCAATCGTAATTGTTTTCTTTCCCATTGTCATTCTCCTTTTTAATCACAAGATGTCTGTCGGGTAATCACGGCTACCCAACACTGCCGTTCTTCATCATACTTGACTGGATGGACCAGCCTCGTTCCATATCCAAAGGGATGCCACCCCTTGAAGTATAAGTCAACCTGTTTTTGCAGACCAAGTTCTGTCTCGTCTGTCAGTTCCGCTCGTATGTTTTTCATCACATAAACCTTCCCATTACTCCAACGACAACATGATAGCCCATCCAAGCAAAGGATCTCCTTC